TGGTGCCGTACATCGCGGGCGATGTGTCGACGCTGGAGGGCACCGTCGTCGAGGACATCGACAACATGACCGACACGACGATCACCGTCGAGGCGGCCAACGGCACGGTTTGGGTTTTGCGCAACGCGTGGCGCGCCGAACGCTCGACCGTCAATCTGCGCGATGGTCAGTTTCATGTGCGCTTTGAGGGCATGTCGCTCGATGAGCTGACCTCGGTGGCGGCATAATGGCGGTCGCCGACATCAAAGCCCGGGCAGCGGCGGCCCCGCCGCTGCCCGAGGAAAAGCCCGACGCGCCATTGCCAGCCTATACGCTGGAGCTGTCGCGTCCGGTCGAGGCGCACGGCCAACAGGTCACGACTCTGGTGTTTCGCGAGCCGACGGGCCGCGACCTGTTGAACGTCGGCAACCCGGTGATATTCGATCCGATCTCGGACCCGCCCAAGATCATTCACGACGAGCGCCGGATGAACGCGATGATGAGCGCGTTGGCGGGCGTGCCGCCGTCGTCGATCATGGCGATGTCGCCGCGCGATTGGATCACCGCCGCGTGGGGGCTGACGCCTTTTTTCGTGCCGGTGCCGGGCAAGATCTGATCGGCGATTGCATCGGCCTTGCGTTGAATTTCCATTGTAGCCCACTCGAGTTTGCCGACCTCCCGATGTCTGTCGTGCATGACCTGATCCGCGAGCTGATCGCCTTTAAGGATCGATGACGAATGGCCGACCAACAGGAAGCGGTGCAGATCGTCATCGAGGTCGTCGACAAATTTTCCAAGCCGCTCGTCGATCTGAAAAAAGAACTCGGTGGCCTCGCCGACAAGGGCGGCGATGGCGCGATGAAAACCGTCAATGGTTTTTACACGCTGCGCGACTCGATCCATACGGTGTCGCGGTCGATGACCTCGACGCTGATGCCGAGCCTCAAGGTGTTGGGGCTCGGCTTTGCCGGTGTCGCCGCGACATTGGCGAGCTTTGTCTCGGGGCTGAAAAACCTCGCGGGCGGCATCAACGAGCTGACCCGCTTAAGCACCGAAACCAAGATAGGCATCGATAAGATGCGCGAGCTGGAATCGGTTGGCCGCCGCGTTGGCATCAGCTCGGAACAGATGCGCGCGGGCTTCCGAGGCTTCGCCGAGGAAATGGACAAGCTGCGCTTGGGCGTCGGCGGGTCCAACGGACTGCAAGCGTTTTTCTCGCAGCACGGCATCGGATGGGCTGGCCGTGAGCTGCGCGACATCAAGGACGTTAGCAAGCAACTCGATTACGTGCTGGAGCTGGTCGACCGCATCGACGACCCTCGGCAAAAGCGCCTCGTTTTGGAACGGCTGCAATTGCCGCAAAACTTGGCGCAGATACCACGCGCCGAACGGCAACGCGCCATCGAGGAATATCGCAAGGCCGTCGGGCCGTTGAACAAGCAAACCAAGGAGTCGGCGCTTCGCTTCGAGGAAGCGATGATCAAGCTCGGGACCAGTTGGGACGTGTTCACCAAGCGGCTCGCGGAAAATGGCGGCCTCGACGCCATGTCGAAATTGCTCGAAACGATGGCCGCCAATGCCACATCGTTCGCCGACACGATCAGCACGGTGGCGGTTGGCCTCAGAGTGTTTTTCGGTGGCAACGTGCCAAAGCCGAGCGAGTCGTCGGGCGGCATAACACAAAAGCAAAGCTTGCAGGGCGGCGGCAAGGACGAGCAAGCACGGGTCATCAAGATCGGCACCACCGAGGGCGTGGTCGACGCCTTTAAGAAAATGGCGCTCGACATGGGCGGCGGCGATGGCAGCACCGCGCCGGTCATCCGCGCCTCGCTCGGCCCGAGCGGCGGCGGTGGTGGTGGCTCGCGTGGCCCCGGCAGCCCCGGCGGCGATCCAGCGGCGGCACCGGGCGGCGTATCGCCGGGCGGTGGCGGCAGCGCACCGAATCAATCCGACCGGCCCGGCTACATCGGCGGCACCGTCAAGATCGGTGGCCAAACCTTCCATTGGGGCTCGGGCGGCGGCGGGCGCGGCTCTATCCCCTACGGCGATTTTCCGGTCAACGTCGGCAAAGGCGACATTGGCCCCATTGGTCAGCGCATCGGCTCGGCGGCCACCATTGGCGGCTTGGGCGGCGAGATCGACGATCCGAAATATCCCGGGCGACCGCGCCTCGGTGTGCAAATCCATCCGTCGAGCGGATCGATGCTCGACCGGCTCTATACCGCTGGCTGTTTCGGTGTACCGCGCGCCGAGTGGCCCGCGTTCAAAAAACTGTTGCTTGAGGAGGCGGCCAAAGGGCCGCTGATGCTGCACATCGGGCGCGACGGCAAGGCCGAGATCGCGGGCAAGAAAGAATTTGAAGCGCGCAAACAGATTCCATTGCCGCGCCCGAAACCGGCTGAAGCTGACGAGAAACCGCCGCCGCCGCGCGAGCGGTTGCGCGAGGCGGCCAACAGCAACGGCCAAGACGGCAACATGGAAGGCGCAGCCAAGGTGCGGGTCGAGATGAATGGCTTTCCGCGCGGCACCAAAACCACGGCATCGACGAGCGGCGTGTTTTCCGATGTCGAGCTGCATCGCGGTTATGTGCCGCACACTGAAAGCGCCTGACGATGGCCGACCAAGAGGACGCCACCAAGATTGTCGTCGAGGTCGTCGACAAATTCTCGCGCCCGCTGGTCAATCTAAAGCGCGAGCTGGAGGGGTTGAGTAGCAAGGGCGGCGAGGGCGCGACCAAAACCGCCAAGAGTTTCGACACCTTGCGAACGTCGATTCATACCGTGGCGTCGACCGTCACCGGGACGCTAATGCCGAGTATGCGCGCTCTCGGCCTTGGCTTTGCCGGTGTGGCCGGGACGCTGGCGACGTTTGTCGCCGGGCTCAAGAGCCTCGGCGGCAGCATCGTCGAGCTGACCCGCTTAAGCACCGAAACCAAGATCGGCATCGACAAGATGCGCGAGCTTGAGGCGGTCGGTCGCCGGGTCGGCATCACCGCCGAGCAAATGCGCGCCGGGTTTCGCGGGTTCAGCGAGGAAATGGACAAGCTGCGCATCGGGACCGGCGATCTGCAAAAGTTTTTTGGCACGCATGGCATTTCGTGGTTTGGCACGCAATTGAGGGGCATCAAGGACGTAAACAAACAGCTCGACTACACGCTTGAGGTCATCGACCGGATGACCGACCCTCGGCAAAAGCGGCTGGTGCTGGAGCGGTTGCAATTGCCGCCAAACCTTTCGCAGATTCCCCGGGCCGAGCGCGAGCGCGCCATCGAGGAATATCGCAAAACCGTTGGGCCGCTCGACAAGGCGACCAAGGACTCGGCGCAGCGGTTCGACGAGGCCATGACCAACATGGCCACCGCTTGGGAAAAGTTCATCAACCGGCTGGCGGAAAAGGGCGGGCTCGACGAGTTAACCAAGGGGCTGAATTTCGTTGCTAGCAGTGCCACCAAGATCGCCGACGAGGTGACCAAGGCGGCTCGAGATTTTGGCAGCATCTACAGCGACCTTGTAAAGATCACCGCTCTATTGAAAGAGATCAAAGGCCAATTGCCTGACCCGGTTGGCGATTGGAAAAAGAAAGGCTGGCGCGGTTTTCTGCCGCATTTCACGACGCCAAACGAAAGCGTCGAAAAGCGTTTTTGGCAGCCGCAGAGTTTGCAGGGCGGCGACAACAAAGACGAGGCCGTCAAGGTCATCAAGACCGGCACCAGCGAAGGCGTTCTCGACGCTTTCAAAAAAATGTCGCTCGACACCAGCGCCGACAGCGTCGCCGGTGGCGGCAACACGTTCGGCGGTGGATCGGTAATTCGCGCATCGCTTCCCGGCGGTGGCGGTGGCGGCGGCGGTCGGCGCTCTGGCCCCGGCGGTCCCGGCGGCGATCCGGCGTCGCCCGATAGCGACGCCTCGGCGACGCCAGCGGTGCGCAGCCTCGCAATGGACCGGGCGCGCTTTGCTAAAGAGTTGGAAGGCAATCCGGCGCTGCGCGAGAAAATTCTCGGCATCGCCTCGGGCGAGAACAAGGACCCGACCGCCGCGCTTTCCGTGATCGAAAGCATGATGAACCGCGCGTCCAAGAACAACACCACGCTTGAACAGGCGGCCCGATTAACGCGCGAGCCCGGCGGTTATTATGCGGGCTATGATCCCGGTTCGTTGCGGCGACCGGAAATCCGCCGCCGGATGGAGGAACAACTAAAACGCGCGCTCGGTGGTTCAAACGCCAGCAACTATGCCACCGACAACTCGTCGGGCGGGCTTGCCGCAAGGGAAAAGGGCGGACGCGAGTTTGATTGGCGCAAGGATCATGCCGGGGAAAGTTTTTTTGCGCGACGTGGGCCGCGTTGGGATCGATGGCGGAAAAATTTACAGGAACAGGACATACCGCTGCCGCGCTCGCGCCCGCCCGGGGCCGACGCGCCGGATGTGCCGCGCAATCGCCTGATGGACGCGGCGATTAAATCCAACCAATTCGCCCGGGTCGAGGGTGACGCGCTGGTGCGCATCGATCTCGCCGGATTGCCGCACGGCAGGAAGGCGGGGGCGAACGGCGGCGGCGTGTTTTCTGATGTCCAAATTCACGGCGGCAACACCGTGCCGCTGGCAAGTGAAAGCGCCTGACGATGGCAACACCACTATGGCGCGCGATGCTGGTGCCCGCGCTGTTTCGCGGTGCGCCGTTTCACGTCGACGCCAATGCCCGGTCATCGGGCCGCCGCATCGTGTTGCATGAGTTTCCAAAGCGCGATGTGCCCTATGCCGAGGACATGGGCCGCAAGGCGCGCACGTTTCCGGTGACCGGCTACGTGATCGGGCCGACCTATGTCATTCAGCGCGAATTGTTGGAGGCCGCGCTTGAGGCCGAGGGGCCCGGGCTGTTGATCCTGCCGACATTGTTGCAACGCGATTCGATCCTGTGTCAGGTGCGCGACTACACCGTGCGCGAAACCCGCCAAGCGGGTGGCATGGCCGAGTTTGATATGCAATTCGTCGAGGCCGGGGAAGCGGCCTTCTCGATCAACACCGACAGCCAAGGCGCGAGCAACACCGCCGCCGACAACGCGGAAAGCCAAACCGTCGATACTTCAAATAGCGAGCTAAAGCCGGGGGACGGCCCCGGGGCCAACCCTAGCGGCAGCGTCGAGATCGGCCAGCCAACCATGACCGACGATTCAGGCAACCCGATATGAAAGCCGACGCCCGCGAGGAAGCAACGCGGCTTGTGGTCGCGACCGTCAAAGACCTATTGAACACCGTGACCGTCGACGCCGGGCGGGCGGGCTCGATGGTGCGGCTCGCCGCTGGCGACCTGATCGCCGACGCCGAGCTGTTGATCGAAAACGCGGCGATAGCCGCGCCGCTCGCCAACCTGTTCAACTTGGTACGCTTGGCGGGGGCGACGGTCGACCAGTTCGACTTGGTGCGGCGGCACGCCGTCGCCGTCGTTGTCAGCTATAACGCGGCGCTGTCTGTGCAAAACAGCGTGATCCGCTTTGCGCTGGTGCAATGCGCGCGGGTTCTCGCCGCGACCACGATGACCAGCCGCAACGAGGTCGACCGTTATCTCGACCGCATGAACACCGCGTTTAATCAGGCCGAAACTTTTGCGGCCAACACTCACGATCAGGCGTCCTATCGTTCCATGATCGCGCTGCACGCGGCGGTGACGTTTGACCTGACCACGCGGGCACGGCCTTTGCCGCAGATCGTGGTTTATGACTTTGCACTATCCAAGCCCGCGCTGTGGATCGCGCAGCGGCTCTATGCCGATGCCACGCGATGCGGCGAGCTGGTCGACGAGAATGCGCCGGTGCATCCGGCGTTTGTGCAAATGCCCGTTCGCGCGCTGTCGCAATGATCCATGCCAAATCCACAGGAAATCTGCATCGTTCAAGCTGGCGGCACCAATTACAAATTTTGGAAAGAGGTTGAGGTAACCCGCACCGCCTCCGACATCGTGTCGCGGGCGACGCTGGTGGTGGCCGAGATCGGCGATCTCAATAAGGGCTGGAAATCAATCCGGCTGCCGCCGGGTGCGCCGGTCAAGATCATGCTGGCGGGTGAGCTGGCGCTGACCGGCGCGGTGACCGTGCGACAGGTTAGCTATGACGGCAATTCGCACAACGTGCGGTTTGTCTGCCAATCGAATACCGCCGCGCTGGCGAAAAGTTCGCTGGTGCTGCCGCCGGGGCAATTCAAAAACCAGACGCTGGAAAAGCTGGCCAACGCCGCAACCAAAAAATACGGCATCACGTTCTCGCTCAAGGGGATGCCGGAAGGCGCGCAAAAGGTTTTCGAGCGGGTGTCGCTGCATTGGGGCGAAAGCCCGTTTCAGTTCATCTTGCGGCTGGCGCAGATGCGCAATATCCACATTTTCGACAACGCGGCGGGCAATCTGATCGGCATTCGGGGCGGCGGCCAACAGATCGCCGATCTGCAAGAGGGCCGCAACATCCTGCAAGCCGAGCTGGTCTGGTCGCAGGATAATGCCGCCGACACCATCAAGGTCGACGGCGATCAGCACGGCACCAACGCGCATTGGGGCGACAAGGCGCGGGCGCAATCCGCCGAGGCAAAGAATCCAAATTACAGCGCCAAGATTCCGTCGCCGCTGTTGATGGTGATGCCGCAACCGGGCGACGTTAAAGATGCGCAGATGTTTGCCAACCATTCGGTCGATCTCAACGCCGCCACCATATTCACCGCCAACATCACGGTGCGCGGCTGGCAGCGTCAGGGCGGTTCGCTTTGGCTCAACGAGGTCGGCAACCTGATCAACCTCTACTCGCCGATGTTGCTGCCACAGGACCGCGCCAAGCTCGGCATCCAGGCGGCGACCTGTCGGCAGAACGACTCGACCGGCACCACGACGACGCTGGAGCTGGTGTTGCCGGATCGGCTCGGGGGCCGCGACCAGATCAGCGTCGGCCCCAATGCAACGCCCGAATCTGCACCATCGACGGCGGAACCGGCACAACCAAAAGAGGAACCGTAAATGCGAGTCTCAACGCGCACGCTTGGCGACAATATGAAAAACGCCATCAAGCGCGTCACCGTCGAGAAAAACGACGACGACCCGTTGTTTCGCGAGCATGAGGTGAGTCTCTACACCGACGAAAAGCAAAAAGAGATCGAGCATTTTGAACCGTATGGTTTGACCTCGCGGGTCAAGCAACCGACCGGCCAAGGCAAGCAAAAGAAAAAGGCCGAGGGGCTGATCGTGTTCACCGGCGGGC